TTTTCAAAAACTTTGGCAATTGATCTTGCTGCCCATATTTGAGTTTCTATTCCTGTTTCTTTTTTTATTTTGTGGAGTAACATTTCTTCTTGTAATGTTAGCTGTCTCTTTAGTTCATGAGCTTTGCTCACGTCAACTTTCACCCCAAGAAATCTCATGTCCACCAAACAAGGAAAGAGATCAGTCTCTAATTCAAAAATAGCTCCTAGATCCTGGTCGCTTAATTCTTTCTGCAAGACTTTCCATAAAGCTAAAGTTAATTCTGCATCACGTTCTGCATAACTTCCAACATACATTGATGGTAGCTTCCACATATCTGCTTTAGGATCAACTCCCCATTCATTAGCAGCAGCTCTTAATTCTGTTTCGTTTTTACCTTTACCAACATAATCCCAACCTAAACTGTTAAGATCATATCTAAATCTATTTTCATTTACGAGTGATGCTGCAATCATGGTGTCATAAATGTTTCCATTTATTTTTATTCCCATTTTTCTAATCCAACACACATCGTACATTGCGTTATGAAAAACTTTATCTGAAGTAGATTCACAAATGTCCGTAAACCATTGTAATACCTTACTTTTTTCGAGGTTACCACCACCTTCATGATCGAAGGGAAAGTATCCTGAGTAGCCATCAACAGCTACAGCAATACCTACAACCTTACCTTTACCCGTCACTGATCCTGATCCCATAGATTTTAAATCTGGATCATGTGTTTCTAAGTCGATTGCAATTGTATCTGCTTGTCTTAAATCTGGAAATTCGTCGGGCTTAACCCATTCAGTCTGTGCTTCAAACATCATTTAATTATTCCCCATGTGTTGTCTTTATCTTTTGGTTTATCTTCTTTTGGCTTTTCTATTTCTTTGTAATCTCTTTCAATAATCATTTCAATAAAGTGAATTGCTTTTTCTAAATCTTGTTTTTTTCCTTTCAGTCTGTGTCTCAAGATATATTTTATAGCGCATCCTTCGGGATAAAGCAACTCGTTTTCAATTACGAATTTACTTGGCTGAATTTTAAATTTCTGATAATGTGATCCGCCGATTTGTTTATCATATGGGTTTTTCATATTTTAAATCCTTTTGATTTGTTTGGAGCTTTAATTAAAAATAAATTTTCAATTGTTCTAGTGACGCCTACATACCAAACTCTAAATTCTTCTTCTTGTTTTGCTTGCGATTTTTTTGCACCTTTGATAGTATTCGCCGTTTGATTTAAATAAAGAACTACATTGTGTGCTTCTCCACCTTTAGCTCCATGAATTGTTGAAACTTTTATTCTTGGATCTTTCAATAAATTTTCTGAATTATCTAACATAGCTCGCATATAGTCTCGTTTACTTACGGGAATATTATTAAACATTTCATACCAGTCTCCTTTAAAATCTATTTCTTTATGACCTATATGTTCCATTATTCTTTGGTGTTGTATTTCAGGAATAGTTTCTCCTTGTTGTATTTTTTCCCAATTTAAAATGTCTTCATATAAAGTTTTTCCCATACTGTTCCCTTGATTAGTATTAAAGAAATAACCTTTTCTTTTTAAATATGCTGGAATTTTTTTTAAAAGAGAATTAGTTCTAGCTAAGATAAGCCAATCACCTTCACTCATATCAATTCCGTTTATACTGAATCGTTCATAAATATTTCCTACTGCATCTTTAGGCAGGTAGTCTTTAGGAATTCGATTAATAAATATTCGTGATATAATATCTAGTGCTTTCTGTTGAATAATAGGAGGAACTCTTTCAGATTTATCTAATAAAATTTCTCGTGCTTCCCATTTAATAAATGAATTTACATCAGCTCCAGCCCATCCAAAGATAGCCTGGTCATCATCGCCTGCAATCCATACATCACAATTAGTATCTTCTTCAATTTTTTTAATCATAGCCCATTGAATCAATGATAAATCCTGAGCTTCATCTACAAATATAACTTTAAATTTTGGTGTAGTTCCTTTATCTAAAAATTGTTGAATCATATCAGTGAAGTCAATCAACTTATAAAACTCTTTATAACTATTAATTTCTTTTTCTATTCCAATTAATTTATTTTTACTTATCCAACTGAGATGTTCATTACGATTGAACTGTTGTTCAGCTGTAATTTGTCTAACCCTTGCTAGGTTAATAAGGCTTAAATACTCACTACTAGAAGAAAAGATTCCATTAAAATTATTTGTTTCATAGGACGCATATTTAATTTGAATACCAGAAGTTTCTCCAATTGATTGATAGTTTCCTTCTTGCATTACGTTTTCCTCTTTAAGACCTAGATTATTAAAAGCTAAAGAGTGAAGTGTTTGAAAATATTTTATATCTTTTTTAGTAAGGTCTGGATTTTTAGCTAAAAATCTATCTCTTGCTTCTCCTGCAGCTTTACGAGTAAATGCAAAGTATCCTATTTGATCATGCGGGGTACCATTCTGTACATATTTATGTACTTCATTTAAAAGTCTTCTAGTTTTTCCTGTCCCTGGGGGACCTACTACTTTATATCTCATTAATAGTTCGCTCCTTTTCGTTCTACTGGTTTGTGTTCTATTTGTGGTGTATGTAATTGTGGTAGTTTACAAACTTTTAAAGTTTTACCATCTACATTCAGTGAATGATCAAATTCTACATTACATCTATCTTTTAATTTCTGTGCAATTTTTTCTTCAGGAATCTTCCATCCATTCCCTAGGTGTTCAATAAAAGAGGTAAATCTAAAGTAATGGAATCCTTCTTCAGTAAAGCAAGATCCATTATGTATTTGTCTTCTCTCTTGTGCTTGAGGACCATTGACACAGTATTGATATAACTCTTCTTCTAGTCTATCTTCTATTTGAGTTCCTTTAGGTGGTGTAATCTTTTGTCCGTTCTTACGCCACTCATTTAATTTTGCTCTAAAGTCTTTTGGTTTAAGTGGTTCAAAATAAACTCCTGTCTGTTGCCAGACTAAATTTAAAACTTCTTTCTGTGTTGTCATTAGTTTTGTATTACTTATTATAACTTGTATCTTATCATCATTAGGCATAATGACATTGAATCTATACTCAGGTTCTGCATAGGCTATCATTTCAAAATCTTGAATCTCAGGGAATACAGAAATACTATCTGATTTAACACCGAAGGGTCTTTTATAACAAAGACTTCGCATACATTTATCTTTAATGGGATCTTCATAACAAGTATGACCTGCTGTTTCCCCCTTCCATGCTTTAATTTTTGAATCTAGTTTTGCTTTGTCCCACGGATCAGTTAAATAACTATAGTTAGCTGCCGACACCTGGTCAGGCCACTTATCTTTATATTTCTTTTTAGCAAAGACCATATAGTTATACATAAATCGATCTCTACCATCCTCTAATTTAGATTTTGAACACAATGCTAGACATGGTGGTCCATCATCAAATTCAGGATTAGTTCCTAGTAATATATTTCTGTGAGTTTCTTCTACGAGTTTATCTAAAGTTTCTTTATCTACTTTAGATTCGTTAGCAAATTTTATAAATTGTTCTACTGATAGTTTAGAATTATTCTTATCTATAGCGTATCTATTGGATTGTCCGTTGTTATAGTAAGGTAGGTTAATGAAGTTTCCTGGTTTAATGTCTCCTTTATCATCTTTCTGTAGTTCTTTCTGTTTAGGAAAAACCTCAGTAGTTGGTTTTAATCCCAGTGGAAGCAGAAAAGCTTTTAATGCTTCTATTAAATCCACAGTAGGGATAGCTTCTTTTAAAAATATATAACAATGCAAACCACCACTCTTAGATAGTATAGGGACTAATGGTAATTTATATTGTTGAAATAGTGCTAGGTAATGTTCAACTTTAAATGATCCATAATCTGGTGGATCTACATCTATACATCCAAATTGTGCAGTTCTATCTATTCTGCATGGTTGGATTCCAATTGATTTTCTTCCTTGTAAATGATTTCTATAATCGTCTGATGTGACAGGTCTACCTGCCCATTCGTAATTCGGTTTTATTTTATTTTTTTCTGAGTCGAGTTCTGTCTTTGACATGTCAGCCATGCCAAAATCACCTTCATATCCTTTAAATAACTCTATAAATTCTTTTTCCATAATGATCCCGGGTCGGGGCAGATCCACTCTCGCTTAGCTGCCCCTATCCTCCAAAGAGGAATCTTAGTAATTAGATTCTTCTTTTGTTTCTGCTGCAGCGTTACTGTTCTTTAAAGAACCATGGAATTCTTTCGCCATTTGATATAGCGATGCGTTATCCACTTTTCTTGCCAAAGATACTCTGTATCCGTGCCAAGTAAAACTTCCAGAGTTTTCAACAGAATTTAATTTATAAATTCTTGAAAACATGGGTGCAGGTACATTTTTATTTGTTTTAGGATCAGTCTCAAATTGATCTTGCATCAATGAGTTCCAACCTCTACTCACTTTTAACTGAGTAGATTTCATAGCCATTAAGGCTTTTTCTGGTTTCTCTCCATTGATAATTACAAAATGATTAGCTGTTTTGATAATTTGATTACCATTATCTAAAACATCTTTACCTGAAGAATCCTTTTTAGTTTTAGCTAAAATTTCTGGACCTCTATCAGGGCTAACTGGTCTACCTTCTTTTCTCTCAAAAGGTGCCCATTCTGGAAATGTTAATTTGTAGTAGCAAGGTATAATTTCTATACCCTTCTCTCCACTATACAATCTTTTAGTGACTGTATTATAAAACATTCCAGCTTCTGCTCCTTCAACATAGTTCGCATGTTTCTTTTTAGTCTCATCCGAACCTGATTGTAATAACTTAAGAAATGGTAAGGCCAAATCGCCTTTATCTATATTCTCAAGTCCTGCTCCAGCATCCTGAATAAAATTCATTTCTGCTGGTAAGTTACCTTCTTTTTTGACTGTTAAGTCGCTTGTCTCTTGTGACATGTTATTTGCTCCTTGTTATTTTTGTTTTGTTTCCCTTAAACAGATTAAAATGTTCAGAAGGCAAGTCTTGCTTTGCTTCAACTCGCTCTCTGTACAGTGCTTTAAGAGTCATAGGTTCAACTTTCAGTTTTTGTGAAGGCTGATATCCTTTACTCTCTGCAAGGCTAGTGTATTCACTCGCCTTGTTATCTTCGCCACGACCAAAGGAAACAGTAATCTCATTTTTAATAAGATCACCCAGGTCATTATCTCGAAGCCATTGGTAAGCGCCTTCCCTGTTTGCTACAGGAATTGTTGCGCTATAAACTTCTTTAACTTCTATGGCAGAGCCATCTTGAAGTTTAAGAGTTTTTAATTTCATTGATTCCATAATCTCGGGAATAACTTCTGCAGAAATTTTATCTGCTCGCTCTTTCTTTTGTTTCAAAAGAGTTTCTTCTCTAGCTATTTCTTCCTCTAATTTCTGAAGATCAATTACGTAGTTAGAAAGACTTCTAACATTTTCAAGTTCATTTACTTGTTGAGGTGCATCCTCAACGAACATCTTTTGTAAGTTTTCATTACTCATCAATTTCTCCTTTCTCATATAGATTGATTTTAATTGGATAGTACATTCTTTCTTGTCGATCCCATTTTAACAAATTATATTTTCCATTTGTTATATCCGAGACAACAGAACACGCAACACCAATAATAGCAGGATCACCTGTTAAAAGTAAATAGTCCTCTTCTTTAAAATTTTTTAACTTTTGTCTTAGAGAAAAAATTATAGGACCTGGACTAAAAATTATCTGAGAGTCTTCTTTTAGCAATACTTTAATATCGCCAAATTTTTGAGCCCCCATAATATTAATTTTAGGCCTACCCTCTCGAGTGCCTGGTATTTCTTGTATTACATATACTACCGCTTTGTCTTTCATGCTTGACAATATAGTATTGAATGTATATATTGTCAACTAGAAAGTAGAAAAATTATGAACTATAAATTTAAGACTAAGCCCTACGCGCATCAAATTACTGCGTTGGAAAAATCATGGAATAAAAAAGTATTTGCGTACTTTATGGAAATGGGAACCGGTAAAACCAAGGTTGCCATTGATAATATGGCTATGCTCTATGATAATGGCAAAATTAATGGTGCCTTAATTATAGCTCCTAAAGGAGTATATAAAAACTGGTATTCTCAAGAAATTCCCACACACCTACCTACCCATATCAAGCCCAAAACGGTTTTATGGCAGGCTACAATCAATCAAAAACAACAAAAACTGTTAGACACCTTATTTGAAACAGGACTTGATTTTCACATTCTAGTTATGAATGTTGAAGCATTTAGTACTAAGAAAGGTGTTGACTTTGCAGGAAGATTTTTAAATTCACATAATACCTTTATGGTTATTGATGAATCTACAACTATTAAAAACCCAGGAGCTAAAAGAACAAAGAATATAGTATCATTAGGTAAGTATGCAAAATATCGTAGAATTATGACAGGATCTCCTGTCACTAAGTCTCCATTAGACTTATATAAACAATGTGAATTTTTAGATGAATATTTATTAGACCACTCTTCTTATTATACCTTTAGAACTAGATACGCCATTATGCGTAAAGCAAACTTTAATGGGAGATCAGTAGAAATTGTAGTAGGTTATAAGAATCTTGGTGAATTATCAGATAAGTTAAAACCTTTTTCTTACAGAGTATTAAAAGATGACTGCTTAGACCTGCCGAAGAAAACTTTTATGAAAAGAGTTATTACTTTAAGTGCTGAACAAGAGAAAGTTTATAAACAAATGAAGGAAATGGCACTTGCCCAGTTAAACGGGAAGTTATTAACAACTGCTAATGCATTGTCTCAATTAATGAGATTACATCAAATTACGTGTGGCCATTTTAAGGCTAATGATGGCTCAACTCAGACAGTTAAGAATAATAGGCTAAATGAGTTAAGTGAGTTATTAGAGGAAGTAGAAGGTAAAGCCATTATTTGGGCTCATTACCAATATGACGTTCAAACAGTCATAGATGCAATTAAGAAAGAATACGGCGATGACTCGGTTGTGGACTATTATGGAAAAACCCCTAATGAAGAAAGACAAGATAATATCAAGAAATTTCAGTCCGACCCTAAGTGCCGGTTTTTGGTTGGAACCCCCTCTACGGGCGGCTATGGCCTTACATTGACGGCTGCTAGTACCATGATTTACTATTCTAACGGATATGACCTAGAAAAGCGTCAACAGTCAGAAGCGAGAATTGACCGAATAGGACAAGAAAAGCCTATGACCTATATAGACATAATATGTGAAGATACGGTTGATGAGAGAATTGTAAAAGCTTTAAGAAAGAAAATAAATATCGCTACAGAAATAATGGGTGAACAGTTAAAAGACTGGATTTAATCTCAGAAAATGTAGGACTCGTACGCGTAGCGCGCTGGGATTTTTTATTCTACGACTTTGCCATCTTTCCACTTCATGTCCGGTAAACCGTTTTCGTAATGTTTGCCATCGAAAGTGAGAATCTGTTTTCTGTTAGCACCTTTTTCATTGTAAGACACGTGGACCCATCCACCTGCGGGATCATCTTTTTTGTAGAACTCGAGGATCAATTGATCGAAGTCTACGTTATTAGACAGCCAGTAAGCCGTCTTAATATTTGGTACACCTGCTATTTCAAAGTCAACCGCCTGGCCTTTTGCATGTTGCGACGTTTTTTTGCTGCCGATCGCTTCGCAAAGTGCTTCCGATCTGTAGCCAGAGGTAATAGTAATGGGTTTATCAAAGTGCGCACGAACTGGTTCCAATATTTCATAACATACGTTCTCCAAATTTTTAATGTCACCCGCTCCAGGATTATTATCAATCCCTTTACGAGTTGCCGTCATTGATTTTGTAAATTCTTCTAGTTTAAAATGTTTTGATAGTTGCATGATTTATTTTGTGATTAATGTAAATATAACATATGCCATACCTGTAATCAAGGCACCAACAGATACTAATAGAATACTTTCCACCCTATTAATTTGATGTTCTATTTTAAGAATTTTTTCATGAGTTTGTTTTTGCATAATCCTGCAAAGTTTTTCATGAGAATCAATTCGTTGTATAGCGTTTTGTTTAGGCATTAAGCAGTCAACCCCCTTTGTCTTAGACGCATTGCTTTTTCTTCGTTAGACAATAACGCCTCCTCTATGCTTGTCAACCCAGTATTTTGATTAACATTGCTTGGTAATGCTGATGTTTGTACCACTTCTTCTGATACTTCTGATGTTTCTATGGGTACATTGTTTTGTATTAAACTACCTTGTTGTTTGTCAATAGTATCTGTCATTGAGCGGAAAGGGTTAATTAATTTTGGAAACTCAGCGCCTTTATTTGTTTTTAGTCTTATAATCTGACGATATATTTTATTCATAGCATCTCTAGCTGCGTTGTAGGGATTAGGAAGACCTAGTTTTCTCGCGTTCATAACTATTCCATCTAGGACATCATCACTAGGGTAATAAGCTTTAAAGTTTCCTGACTTAACATAGCCGTAATCTTTTTTAGACATTCGCGCTAACCCTTCTCTTAGATCTCTTTCAGAAGTTCCTAATAAAAGGGCAGCATCCATATTAGAATTCATTTCTTTTTGAACTCTCCATAAAGATTGGTTTGCTCTAATAAATGCATCAACCATTTCTTCGGGGTCAACAGGTCCTTCTTTTAAAGCTACTTTAGTAAACATACTTTTAGATTTTCTAGAGTTAGATGCATACTCTGCATTTTTAAATCTTAAAGTTCTTGGAATATTTAATTTAATTGCTCGCATTCCAGCTATTCCCAACCCTTCATCAAATAATTCATAAGACTGACCATTCTCATCATACTTACCAATTTTACCCCATTTAAATGGTCCACCTAAATCTCCTGTCTGTAGAGGAGTATCAAAACCTGTCATCGCATAATCAATTCTGCCCAATTGTTTTAAACTTCCTGGCATTTGTGCTTTTAATAAATGCATAAATATTTTTTCAGCAATGACACCTGGGGTGTCATTTTCTGCATCATAGATAGTAAAACCTTCTGTAGTTTTTCCTTTTCTTCCTAAGATTGGAAGCACGTCTGCTAAAGCTTCTGTCCAAATAGATTCTGAAATAAATGGTTGAGCAATTTCTCCCATACCTTTTATAGATCCTAGTATAAAGTTATTCATAACAGCTTCTTCATTTAGTTGACCATCCGCTACTTCATTCATAGCTGTTTGCCACGGTCTAAGTAAAGTATCGTAAGCATTAGCGTGACTAAAGTCGACATATTTATAGCTTCCATCTTCTGTTTTGATTGGAATAATAGTAGAGTTTTTAGACCACGGAGCTACAAATCTTCTAATAGCTGCAAGTTCATCTTCACTAACATCATACACATATTGTGCCATCTTAGTTAAACCTACTGGAACCATCGTTGTAGCAAAAGTCATACCAGCCATACGTTGCCAGCCAATAGATTGTAATCCAGGGGTTTTAATTTCTTTTAATGCAGTCTGAAAAATATTAGTTGATGTTCTTAAAATTTCGGCAGGGAAAGATACGAAGTTACCTATAGGCCATTTACGTAGTTCTTTAACAGTGCCTGATACATAATCATAGTTGGGTACATTATTTCTTACTATGTTAGCTGCAATTTCATCTAATTCGTCTGCGCTTATTTTCTTACCCATTTTTTCATAAGCTCTTGCATACCTTGCTCTTTCACCTAAGAAAGTAGAAATTTT